CCGGCGGGCGGGCCTCCCGCAATGCCGCCAGGTATGCCACCTGGCGGCGCACCGTCACCGATGTAAGGAGACTAACATGGACGTGTTTAAGCCTCGCGGCGCTTCCAAGCCTCGCAACCCGCTCACTGATCAGCAGCAGAACGGCACAATCACCAATACCCCGCGCTTTGCGCACCTTGGTGGCCTTTCTGGTGCTTCAAAGACTGGTCCTAAGAACCAGTACAAGATTGTACCGCCCGGTGACGGCAAGAAAGTCATCTGAAGTTAAAAGGGGACACACATGGCTTCGCTCGAAGACCTTACACCTGAAGCCCGCGACGAACTCGCGGCTCTCGCACGGGAATTGGCCGACAATCCAAACACCCGTGAATCTTTTCTGCGTTTGACCAAGACCGCTCGTCCTAACATGCCAATCGGTGAGATTGACTTAAAGGATGATATGTCTTCGCGATTTGAAATTGCTCAATCTCGCATGGAGCAGCTTGAAGGCAAACTTCGTGAGAAGGATGCGTTAGAAGAGCTGGAGCGTCGTCGCAACAGGCTTGTTCGCAGCAAGGGCGTCAAGGAAGAAGACATTGCGGAGATTGAGAAGATCATGCTTGAAAAGGGCATTACTTCTCATGAAAGCGCCGCAGACTACTACAATTGGATGCGTCAGGCAGCAACGCCTACGCCCCAAAAGGTGTTCAGCCGGAATGTGATTGACGAGACTGCCCAAAACACTCTTAAGAGGTTTATGGGCGGCAATCATGTAAGGGCTGCGCGTGAAGTTGCGGCGGAAGCGCTAAATGAACTTCGCAAAAATCCAAGGCCAATTGGTCTTTGAGCGTGTGACGGGGACGAGTGTCACTTTAAAAACGATGAGGTAAACTATGGCAATCGGTGGCGGCATTCTCCCCGCTACGGGTAGTAACCAGTTCACAGAACTGACTTACGTTACCCGTCGCGCGTTCATCCCCAAGATGGTCGTGCAAATCTACAACTCTACACCGCTCATGGCGGCGCTCATTGCTAATAGCCAGACGGCTACGGGCGGTGTCTCTTCCGTGACCGTTCCTGTTCAGGGCGCACAGTTTGTAAATGCTCAGTGGTCGGATTACAGCGGCTCTTTCCAGCAGCCGTCCGTTCAGCAGGGTGCTTACAATGCTGAATTTACCCTGAAGCTGATGATTGCTCCCGTGCCCTTCCTTGGCATGGAAGGCGCAGTTCAGCAGGACCATGCTATTATCCCCCTCATTGAAGCTCGCATGAACGATGCGACCAACGTGATGATGGATGGCATGGCGACCGCCCTCTACAACAACACGACAAACACCCAGGCTTTCACCGGCCTTCCGGCTGCGGTGGACGATGGCACGGGTACTGCCACTTACGGCAACATCACCCGTTCTTCAACCACGAACCCTTGGTGGCGTTCAAAGGTCTATGCGGCTGGTTCAGTCAACCCCACCCGTCAGAACGTGCTTCAGTATATCTCAGGCACGGTCAAGTACGGCGCAGAAGTGCCTACTTTTGGCGTCTGCGGATTTGGCACCTGGACCTTGCTTGCTCAGGACTATGTTGGTCAGGAACAGTATGTCATCACCCCCGGTTCGGGTTTTGATGCCGACGCAAACGGCCCGCAGGCCGCGTTCCGCGCCCTTATGGTCGCTGGCGTTCCGATCTATCCCGATCCGTACTGCCCCGAAGGTGTTTTGTACCTTCTGAATACCAACTACCTTTCGCTTTATATCCATGAGCAGGGCCAGTTTGTGTTCACCGGCTTTGAGTCTACCCTGCCTAACTGGCAGATTGGCTATGTCGGCGCTGTCATCAACATTGCAGAGCTTGTTAACACGAAACCTAAGGCTATGACCAAGGTTACGGGTTACAACTCTCTAAGCCTGTAAGGAGTAAGAACAATGGCTGGTGGTTTTTCTAAGATTGTTCTTGCCAATGCGGTAGCGAACACGGTTGGTGCAGCTTTCCAACCCGTTGTTCTTACTAACGTAGGCGCGGGTAACTCAACTGCTATGGTGAATGCTCAGTTCATCCCTTCTGGGACGTTTGCGCTTCTTCCCCAGGCAAACGTGGTCATTGAATTCAATGCCTACACGGGCACAGCGAATTCTTGGTCCACAATGATCGCCAACAACACCGGCGGTACTGTGATTTCCGATGGTGTCAGCTTCCGCGCCAACGTGACAAGTTCCACGGCTAACGTGACCTTGTACACGGTGAACGGCGGCAACGGCATCACGGGCACCTTCAACGCTTCGTGAGGTGTCACATGGCTAACGCAAATCGCGTAGGCTCAGAAACGCAAGACGGGTTTGGTTTCAAGCGAATTGCTCGGATTACCGCCCCGTTTTCTCTTGCCACAACGGGTAACGCTGTTGTTGCTTTGCCTATTTTGTCAGGCGGCGGCGCTGGTACGACTGAATATATTATTCGTCGCATCACCGTTGCCAACCTGTCTAATAGCGCGGGCGGGGCTGTTCCAAATGCTGCAACTGCTAACGTCACCGTTGGGACAACTAACGACGGCGCAAATCTGGTTGCTACAACCACAACGCTTACCAACCTTACTAATGGTGTCAGCTTTGTTGATCTGACACTTGCTTCTGGCACTGGAAGCACTTGCTACACCGCAAACGTGTTGTTTGTAAACGTGACCGCCAATGTGGCAAATGCTCAGGCGTTCATTTCAGTGTACGGCGATGTGGTGACGTTCTGATGGAAAAAGTTTGGGTCGTAAACAAAACAGACAAAGAGCTAAAAACACAATGGCATGGAAAGGACTATTCTTTCCTACCAGGACTTCCGGTAGAAGTCTTATTGGATGTAGCTCAAAATCTGTTTGGATACGGCCTTAACGACAAATTTGAGTTTGTAGTTCGCTACGGGTGGACAAAGGACTCGAATGATATGCCGCAGGCTCTTGAACGTCTTTCAAAGTTTGAGATCACCAATGAGCGGCCACAAGGCTATCGCGCAACGTCCCCAGCGGTAGACCAATTCCCCGCCCCCGTTCTTGACAAACGGGAGCGGGGAAAAGGGGACCAGTCCGCCGCATGATGTGGAGCGTTTATGACTACGCTACAAAACTACATCACAACATGCCGCAGGCTGTTGCATGATGCTAATGCTAATTTTTGGACTGACCAAGAGCTGACGGCTTATATCAACGACGCCCGAAACAGGCTTGTTCGTGATACCGGCGTCAACCGCGTCATTCAAAGCAGCACTGTGGTTCAGAACCAGGAAGTCTACACTTTCTCGTCTTTGCCCCAAGGTTCACTCACGCTCGACATTGTGAATTTCAACCTCTATTGGGGAAATTCGCGCATCCCGTTGCGTTATCAACCGTGGACGCAGTTCAACAGCCAATTGCGTTATTGGCAGAATTATATTGGCCGCCCAATTTGCTATTCAATCTATGGCAGCCAGAGCTTCTACGTTGGTCCTATCCCTGATCAAACCTACACCATTGAGTTGGACACAATTGTTCAGCCAACCGATTTGGTGAACCTTGGGGACGTAGAAACCATACCACTTCCTTATACGGACCCTGTTGCTTATTACGCATCTGGTACAGCCAAGTATCAAGAGCAAAGCTACGGCGAAGCAGAAATCTTCAAGCAGGAATACCTGAAGAAGGTTCAAAACGTGTTGGCAACTTCGTTCCAACGCCGGATACCGGACGTTTACAGTCAGGCGTACTGACATGGCTCAATCACCTGAACAAAAAAAGAACTATCAAGTCGTCAAGTCGTTCAAAGGGATGAACACTCGTCCTAATAGAACCGCGCTTGAAAACGATGAATTTTCCTGGCTTGAAAATGTCCAACCTATTGGTTTTGGCAACCTAAAAGTTGTTAACACTTCAACAACAGTGCAAGCCAGCGGATCAAACGTTGCGTGGGCCAACACAGTAGCTTCAATTTATAGCTGCAACATCAAAAACGTAGATTACATCATTGCTTTTGAAGCCAATGGGCAAGCTGAATATATAAATTTGAGCACAAACACAAAAGCGACATTAGCGGCTTCTGGCACGTTTAGCACGTCTGGCGTTCGCTTGAGACAATGGAAAAATGAGCGAGCCATCATATCCGATCCTGCAAAAGGATATTACACTTGGAATGGCACTAATCTTATTTCTGTTGGATCGATCGGCTCTGTTGGCATAACCAACACTGGATCAGGTTACACAACAGCCCCCGATGTCACGGTTAGCGCCCCTGATGAAGCCAATGGAATTCAAGCTACTGTAGTAGCGTCTATATCAAACGCAGCCAGCACAATAACCAACATAAGAATTACCGCTGGTGGAACTGCTTACACAAGCTTTCCAACCGTTACAATAGCGGCTCCCACAACTCCATATGGGGTTCAGGCAGAAGCTGTGGTTACAAGCATTACCAGCGGTGTGGTTACATCTATCAGCATTACAAACCCTGGTTATGGATACACCACGGCTCCAACTGTAACTTTTTCAAGCGGAGTAGCAGCCGCAACGGCCGTTGTTGGTTCTGGTCTTGTAACCGCGCTTACTGTGACAAATGCAGGGTCGGGATACACCACTGCCCCTACTTTAACGTTTTCAGGAGGCGGCGGGTCTAGCGCGGCAGCCGTTGCTGGACCGTTAACCTTCAAAACTGGAACAATTGGCGTTTTTCTGACCAAAGGAGGAGTAGGATATGCGTCCGCTCCTTCAGTTGTTTTTTCAGGAGGAAGCCCCACTGTTGCAGCGCAAGCAACTGCTATTATGTTTGGCGGTCAAGTTACGGGAATTGTTGTAACCAATCCTGGCTCTGGTTATACGTCTGCCCCTACCGTTGCTTTCAGCGGCGGAACGCCAACAACAGCAGCAACTGCAAATGCTGTCCTGACAAACGACGCGCTATCTGACGTTGCAAGTTTTCAAGGTAGGACATGGCTGTCTCAGGGGCGTGTGGTTTACTACAGCGCTGCTGACACCTACAATGATTTTATCAGCGTTTCCGCTGGCAATATAGAAATCACTGACGATACGCTGCATAGCAATATTGCTGCGCTCATATCAGCCAACAATTTTTTGTATGTGTTTGGCGATGACAGCATTAACGTGTTTTCTGATGTTCGTGTTACGGCAACTGGCAATACGTTGTTCACAAACACAAACGTTTCAGCGTCAATTGGCTCCGTATATTACGATGGGATATTTCCATATTTTCGCTCCTTGTTGTTCATAAACGATTACGGAGTATTTGCTCTAATTGGCGCAACGGTTAGCAAAATATCAGACGCATTGGATGGAATTTTTCCATTGATAGACTTCAGTCAGCCAATTACAGGCGGACAAGTTCTTGTAAACAATATTTTGTGCGCGACATTCAATGTTTATTACAACGATCCTGTGCAAGGCACTCGCCCTATTCAGCTTGTGTTCTTTGATAAAAAATGGTTCGTAACCAGTCAAGGAACGCTAAAGCAGATCACGCCGGTCTCCACGGCAAAAGTTCTCAACTTGTATGGAACAAGCGGCACAAATCTTTTGAAGTTGTATTCAGACAACACGTCTGCAATCAGCACAACAATCAAAAGCGCATTGTGGCCCATGCAAGACACAATTCGCACCAAGCAAGCGTTGAAATGGGCTATTGAAGCTACTTCAACGCTTGGCGCTACTTTCAACGTCACTGTTGATAGCGAAACAAACACAAGCCCTGTTTATGTGTTGACCAATTTTGTGTATTGGACCAACTCATCAGGAAACACAATTGGCTGGACAAACAATGCGTTTCCTACTGCCACAATTCCGTGGACCGGAGGCGCAGGATACGGGCTCTATAAAAGCGACGCTCAACAATATGGCAAATATCTCGGCCTAACAATCACATCTTCCAGCCCATCGTTCACTCTGAATACGTTGGAAATGGAATACGAACAAAGAGTGAGGTTCTAATGTCGCTTCCAATCACAGTTCCATATACGTTTGCCAGTGCAACATCCTCTATTCCCTTGGCAAACCTTGATAGCAATTTCACAACTGTTGTGAATGGAATTAATGGCATTGGAAATGGCGTAAACGGTCTTGCCAACGTTCTTATAACGGGTGGTACTGTTTACAATGCCGCTTTTTCCAACGTTGTTATTGGCGGTGTTCTAGGTGTCAGCACAACAATTGGCGGCGCAATTAGTTATGGAAATGCAGGTCAAGTTCTTACATCTCAAGGATCGTCTACTCCTCCCATTTGGGCTGCGGGTGGAAGCGGAACCGCCATTTCAGTATCAGATGAAGGCACTGTGCTTACATCTGGCGTCACTAGTTTCAATTTTACAGGCGCTGGCATCACAGCGACCGCTGTCGGAAATGCCGTTACAGTCAACGTACCAACTGGCGGCGGTGGAACCGTAACGTCTGTTGCAAGTGGAACTGGATTATCTGGCGGGCCAATCACAACCACCGGAACCCTTTCAATTGCCAACACGGCAGTCAGTGCTGGAACGTACGGATCAGCAACTCAACTAGTGCCAATCACGGTTAATGCTCAAGGACAGATAA